AAACAGGAGTCAGAATAATGAATAAAACAGAAAGAGAATTCTCCGCCGGCTATGAGATAGGCCTCGACGCCATTCAGGCGTGCGCGGAATTCTACGACGATTGTCCTGGCGACATCACAATAGAGGATAGAGTCGATACCGTCAGAAACGTAACAGCCGGCATGCTTTCCGCCGTTGTCGCGGCCGTTTTTTATCTTTCGCCAAATGAAAAAGCGGCCCGCGATATGATCGAATTCGCTGTTTCAATCAGGGAGTCAGAATAATGAATTTAGCCAAAGCAAAGCGAATCGCCGCTGAATATGGGATTAACATTAAATCCCGCCCTTTCCTGCTATCTAAGCCGGACTCGAATCCAAAGGTTGCTAAGAATATGAAAAAGGGCGTTTTGACCGCGCCCTTGCATTTGGCGCCCGCGAATCTTTCCGGGTTTAATGTTTGCGCCAGCGCATCGCCGGCATGCATTGAAGCTTGCCTTCATACGGCCGGCAACCCGGCTTATATGGCAGGCAAAGAACGCGCCCGGATAGCTAAGACTCGCCTTTACTTTGAACAGCGCCAGGCGTTTTTGTGCCTGCTATTCGAAGATATTTTTTGGCTGTCATTGCGGGCGAATAGGCAAGGCCTTTACGCTGGAATCCGCTTAAATGCTACGTCCGATATCCCATGGGAACGGGTGAAGTATGAAGGCGAATCCGTGATTGATTTTTGCCAGCGCCTCGGAGTTGCGCCCTATGACTATAGCAAGATCAAAAAACGGGCGATGAATCCAGCGTATCACATCACCTATTCGCGGACGGAATCGAACGACTCCGATTGTATCGAGGTGCTAAATGCCGGCGGGAATGTTGCGGTTGTTTTTGATAAGCTGCCGGAAACCTGGAACGGCTTCCCCGTGATCGACGGCGACGAGTCAGACTGGCGGCCGGGCGACGGCTCGGGCGTAGTTGTCGGCCTTAAAGCAAAGGGCCGGGCGCGGCATGATTATGAATCTGGATTCGTAGTGAGGAATAACGCCGGCGCGGCGACTCGCGAATCTGTTTAGGGCGGCGATAATAACAATCACAAACTATATCATTTTCCTGGTTTTCATTTGGGCCCTTTCATAGGGCCCTTTTTTTGCCCGCGTTATGGGGGCGATTTTAAGGCCCGCCAGCGCGCGAGTCGATTTTCCGGCATGGGGATACCTGGAAACAAGAGTCGGGTCATTCTCGGGCAATTATGGGCCTTCCAGCGGTATATATTTTTTCGTGTCAATTCCGCTCGACGAATAGCGATATGTCCTGGCGTCGAAAAACAAGCCGCGCTTGCCCTCGAAATCCCCATTCCGCTGCTTGGCGATGTTTATTTTCACCCCCGGTAAATCGGAAAGCGTGGCCACCTTCTCCGTGTCTCCGTCTAGCTGAGCTTGAGCGAGATCGTCCTCCAGCCCACGGTTTCGGTAAATGCCGACAATGTTAAATGCATTGGCTCCAATCTCTGAGGTGCCTTTGACGCTCTCGGTTTCCGGCACCTGGGCCGTCTCTGAGGATTTTCTGGCATGCGCCACCAAATGCAGATGCACTGGGCGGGCTACAGCCCAATCGGTCAATCGGAAAATGGCATCGTCCTGCGCCCTGTAGTCATCAACGCCTATGCCCAGGCGCATGAAACTGTCGATCACAAACGTGTCCACTCCGTATCTCTTGCGGGCGTACTCAAACCCATCGAGCAATGTGTCGATAGACGCCCTGCCGACAAAGTTATAGAGCCACAGCTTTCCGTCCAGCCAGTTTATGCAGTCCTTCAGGAATTCCTGGGTTGGCACATCCACGCCGCCTAATTGTTTCACCATGCGTTTTAGGGATTGTGTTGGCGTCATCTCCAGGCTGGCTAGGCACACCTTCGCACCCTCGTGCATCATGCCGACTAGAGCGTGGCTGAGGACTTGGCTCTTCCCCGCGCCCGACGCTCCTGTCCACAGCGTCAATTCATGGGGGCGAAAAACGATCTTGCCGTCAAGCTCGGTCCAGGGGACGGTGTACCCCAGCCTCTCTCCCTCAGCAGGGCGGAAAACAGCCTCCACAGCGTCGAAAAACTCGCCGGCAGAAACCAATTCCTCTGGATCAGAGTGTCTGGCGTTGATGAAACATTCTGTAATATCCGCCGGTAAAACGGAATTCTGGGCGCATTCGTTGGCGTCCTTGTATGGCAGGGTGACAAACTTGCACCTGTAGCGACCAAGCCTGTCGGCGATCTCGTCAGCCGCAGCGTGGCCAACCTCGTCATTGTCGAGGCACAGATAGATGATCTCAAAGCGATCAAGATTGTGGAATTCATGCTCAATCCACTGCTGCTTATTGCCTGTACCACCGCCAAACGGGACGGACAGCGCCGGAAAACCATAGTCCCAGAGCGAAAGGGCATCGATCTCGCCCTCACAAATAACAATTGCCCGCGCATCATCTGGAATGGCTTGCCAACCAAACAGGACAGGACGGCAATTCTTTGCGGTGGGGATGGTTTTCCCGCCGTCAACCGCTTCTCTGGCCTTGTACAGCACAGGCTCACCTTTCCAGAAGAATGGAAATATCAAATCATTTCCAACCTGCCCGATCTTGTAGGCCGCCACCGCCTTCTCAGACACGCCTCGGTCCATGAGATATGGCGTCTTCACCCTGGTTGCCTGTGGCTTGGGCGGTATATCGTAGTGGTGCTGCTTTGGCTTGGTGAACTCCACCTTCTGGACGCCCAGATAAGCCCTTATATCGTCGAGCGCCTCTTGAAGGGACTGGCCCTGAGAAAGCCGCCAAAGATCGATGATATCCCCACCTTGCCCAGTAGCGAAATCAGACCAGATGCCCGCCTTGTCGCCAGACAGGTGTACCTTCAGCGACTTTCCGCTGTCGCCGCCCAGAGAGCCCAATTCAAATTCATTCCCAGAAACACGCCCAGCCGGGAAAAGGTGCCGGCAAACCATTAAGGTGTCCAGGCGTGATTTTAACTCCGTGATCTCCATTTACTCCTCCACTTTCTTGGCACCAATCCGTGCCGCTGTCTCCGCATCAATGTTAACCTCCCGGCCCTCATATCGGTAAAGGCCTTTGGCTTGGTAGTCGTAGTCGTCCCAGAGTTCCTCATTCAGCCATGCGGTGGCCCCCTTAATGTACTGCTTGTCCCTGCCCTTGACCTCGGCAGCGTATCCCTCGGCCCCGCGCAGTAGAGTCGCCCTGTCAGTCTTGTCGGCGGCCTTGAAGTAGGCTTTCCGGGCAGCGTCTTGGCCGATCTGCTTTGGATAAGCATTCCACCACTGACCGAAATCGTCCTGGTCCCAGTCTAGACTCATCTCCGACATGCCGTTCTCGGCCTTATCAACCGTCAACTCATTGCCGGCAACTGTAGAATCTTTTGTAGATTCTTTCCTTTGTATACTTCTTTCTTTTGTATGTGTCGGATTTACCGGCGTCGGTTTTTCCGTCGACGGTTTTTCAGGCGACGGTTGGACCCGTTGGTGAGCAACGTATTCAACCCCTTTAAACTTGCCGGATGACCGTTTTTGAAACCTGGTAAGATAGCCAGCTTCAAGTAGTTCCTTGACGGCATTTCTCACCCTATCACGCCCACAGTTGCCCTCATTCATCAGGTCTTTTTCCCTGATAATCCAATCTGCCGGCTTCGATAAAATATACAAAAGCATCCCGCGAGCAAAAAACGACAACCCTCTATGCTGTGCCAGAGAGTTTGGCACTTGGACATAGTCGGACTCTAGGTGCTCTTTGATGATCATGTCAGTCCCCTCATCGTGCAGTCCAAAAGAAAAGGCGGCGGGCCGGGACTGCGAAAGCCGACAGCGGTAGCTAACCACTGCTTTTTTCGCCGCACATTCAAGATATGGGAATAGTGTTAAGGAATCAATAAAAAAGGAGAGGGGGTGGGCTCTGGGAAACCCACCCCCATCAGGGAGACAGTTGAAGCGTCAGGAGTCAAAGGGGAGGATGACTTCAACTGTGTCAATCTACCCCATCCAGCTCCGCACCGCAAGCCCCATATCCACAAAGATCAATCCAATTGTCGCCCTTGGGGCCATTCTTGATCCTGGCGATCTTCATTAGCGCCATCATGGCGGCAACATCACGAGGTGCAATTTCCCGGTCAAGATAGGCCGACCACAGGTTAGCTATCCAATGGAAGCTGTTCTCAACAGTGCCATAATCCTCATTGCGCTGCCCGCAAACCAACTCAGCCGCAACCGCCAGACACTTTTCTCTATCCATTTCTGCCATAAAACTCAGTCCTTCCGCTCCATGCTCCATC